AATCAAATGATTGCCCTCTTTTGCTTTATAAGGAAATAACATGGAAGAATTAGAAGAACTTGAACTGAGAACTCGGTTATACAAACTACAGAATGAGATATGGTTTTATCGTATAGTGATAGTGGGTTTAATTTTAATTAAATGCATAGGATTATAAAATGAATACTGGAATTTATAGAATTAGAATTGGTGATTGGTTTTATATTGGACAAGCCAAAAACTTTAAGACTAGATGGATGGATCATACTAGCGGACTTAAAGCTAATAGACACGATAACTCAATCCTCCAAAGAGCATATAACAAATACCAGACTATAGAGTTTGACATACTAGCTTACTGTACTGAAGATAAATTAAATTCAATGGAACAATCTATTATTGACGCATATATAGATGAAGACAATTGCGCCAATATGGTTAGAATAGCTGGCTCTCCAATGAGAGGCCGCAAGCATTCAGAGGAGTCCAGAGCTAAGATGTCAGCCTTTCAAAAAGATAGAGTGCGCCCTAAGGAAGAGGTTGATAAAAGAATTGCAGCCATGATTGCTACGAGTGGTAGGGGTGTAACAGTAGAAGACTCTCTAGGAATTCATTTGTTTGAATCTGTCAGTGAGGCAGCTAGATATCTGGGATGTAAAACGGGAACTCTCTGGAGTTCATTAGTTAAACCAGAGAGAAAGCGTAGGATATGCCAAGATATTAAAATATACTTTACGTAGAAAAGCTGTATGCTTCTACTATGAAGGTACTAGCACCTACGAAACTATAAGCTGTCTTGTTATTCTGATCACGAGCTATCATTGCAAAACTATGCCAACCAGCTTCAACAGTAGCAGCCAATCTAATTGTATGTCCTCGTAAGTAGCTATCTAAAGTTATCCATGGACTATGTTTTGTATAAAGGTCCGGCCACTCTTCTAAATCCCCATCTGGTTTAGTATGTTGTAAGAAACAAAAACAAACCTCTGGATTATTAGCTATAGGATCTACTATAGGATTAGATTTATACTGTGGACCAATGTGATAGTTAGCAGTTACAATTACATAGGTAGGTCTAGAAAAGAAAACAGTAGAGCAACTACCAAGGATAGGACCATCATCTATAGTCCCGTTAGTAGGTCTAGAAGAAGTCTTTACGTTTCTCTGTGTAGTGTTATCGTAGTAGCTCCAACTAGCAGGAGCTGTCCAAGCTCCCTCTACTGCACTAGCTCTGAGATCACTACTAAACTGTGAGTGGCAATCAATCATACCAGACTCATAATAAACCTGTATGCCATTGTCAGATACTAAGCTAATCTTAGGACTAGCGATTTTATCTGTAGTTATATCTACGAAATTATCCTCATCCAATTGTCTACTGACTGTTCTCCATTCTTCAAAGTTAGCTTGTAGTGTTGCAGATGGTAAAGCTACAGCAGTTATCACTGAAGTGGTGTATAGGTACTCATGTGTTCTCCTTATACCCAGGCATTTTTAAATAGCATGGATTGAAATGATGCGGCCATTAAATCAAATTCAACAGTAGCTTCATTAGTTCCATTCATTCTATAACGGATACGAATATCTACTCTTGTAACATTAGCAACTTTGATAGGGAATATACCTTCAAAACAAACTGTCTGATAAACTCCTGGGCCTCTTCCTACACCACTAGCAGATCTCACTGTTGGATAATCTACAAGCTTTCCACGAGCCGCACATCCCACTATAGAAGCTGGTGAGTAGTAGTCTCCAGAAGGTGTAGGCCAGTATGCATTATACCCAAGAGGTGTACCAGAAACATAGATATTAAACTCTGGATAGAATACTATCTGATCATCAAGAGCTAATGCACCTGCTGTGTTGAATGGTATGACTTCGGCATTGAACCAATAGCGTAAACAATCACCTTCAACCATAGAATAAACTATAGAACTTGATGATGGATCTAGTGACACAGTAAAGTCATTGGTACCATCTGTAAGAGTAGCACCACCTGGAGAAGAAGCTTTAGTCACTACTGTAGAGTTAATGACTTTAGCTGGAGAGTCTACAATTGCTCCTATGATTGGATGATAAGATGTTGTGCCGAATGTACTAGCTCCGGCCACAACCTGTTCACATGAATCCCAAGAGATACCATCATGAAGTATTTGTTCATTGTCTACAGTATCTATAAGGTCAGCAAGGTTTGAGAAGTTAGTATTTAAAGTGGTACTAGTTATAGGATTTCCAGGAACTAGATTTGTATAGGATTTAGTAGACATTAGCGTCTCCGTACTTGGCAAAGAAGATAGCCATAGTTTGTATCTGGTACAAAGATATTAGTCTCAGCATTAATGTCTCCCTGTGGAAGTTTAACTCTAAGCTCTAGGATATGTTCACCAGCAGTTACAGGACTATAGAATGGTAAATGAACAGTATTGTAAGTTGCTCCAGATAAGTTATCAGTTTCTGAAATAAGTATATCATCTAAGAAGACACCAAATTTATGATGGATAATATATTTGTTCTTATCATCGTTATAACCTTCAACTAAATAAGTATTAGTTAGAATCCAGTTCTTCTCAAAAATAGAATTGATTTGATAGTTTAGTGTCAAGCTACCAGTCATAATACCATCTGGCACAGTGATAGTTTGTTTGAATCCAAAACCATCGTAGTCATTAATGACACTTGTAACAGCTATAGAGGTTAGACTCGTTAGCTTGTAGTGTTTAATAAACATCCATGCTTGGTCAGCAAAGTTAGTGTGCCGAAGTGTGTTAGCTAGTATGTTCTTAGAATCAATAGAAGTATTTCCTAAAGCATATCCAGCTTGGAACTCTGCATTTAGATAATCTTTTGGTTGAATATCAAATTGTTCGAACCGTTTTATTGGTAGTAGTTTCATCAGTTGGCTCCGTTCTTGCTAGACCATTGCTGGATTTCACCATTAATATTGTATTGAATGACGAACCCAAGCAATCTCATTTCCTTATCTGTACTTGTAAGTTTTAGTTTATACCATCTGCAACCACCTGTAGATCTAGCTATTTGGTTTAGAGCAGCTTGTACTACAGAAGATTCCCAGTAACCTACATCACTAGAAGTATTGTTTGTAAGTCTAACAGTCACTACTTCTCTATCTGAATATCTATTCTGGTCCCAATTGTATAGCTCAGAGTTATCTGCACCATCTACAATTGCTGTATCTAGTATACCAGGACTTGAAGTTTCTGTGTTAGAACAAGATAGTGCGCCGACAGTTCTCTCATAAGGTTTATAGTCTACAGAACCAGTGATAGTTACGTTGGCTACATTAGCACCAGATGTTTGGTATTGGTTCTTATAGAAGAAGAACTCTATGTTTGTGATCTGTTTGATAGAGTCTGGACTACCTAGTGACAGCCAAGGTGTTTCGTATATAGCAGTCAATCTAGTTGAATCACCACCGAGCCCCGCCCATGCTAATAATCCCCTAGCTGTACCACTACCAGATAAATCTCCATAGGTTTTATAGAAGCTACCAAATAGAGGATAACCTTCAGAAGTTATAGTAGCAGAACTTAATGGCAGAGAAGTACGTTGTGACCAACCACCAATATCTGTATGCCAAATGAAACCAGTCAAAGGAATAGATAAACCTTCAGTTGGTACATGACACCAGTACTCTCTTTCTTTAGCTGAGTAAATAGCAAATGCTCTTTGTAGACCAGATCTATTTATCTCTATGAGTTTACCAGAGATATCTGTACTTAAATCTCTAATCTCTATCTGTGAACCACCTGAGAAGTTTCCTTGTAGTGTATAGAATCTGCTGTCTGTTCCTAAGAAGATAGTTCCCATTCCTTGTACTGGTTGAATAGTATGTGGCGACACACTTCCAATATTATCTGCAATAGGAACTAACTGGAATCCAGACTGACCTTGAATAAGTGCATCAATAGCATTCTCTCTGAATACCAATAGCAGATTGTTGTATGGAACTAGAGCTGTAACTATGCCACCTCGTTTAGAGTTTACGTTCAGAATGTTCTGTGCTTGGAACTGTTCTGGTAAACCAGCATCAGAAATATACAATGCCAATGGATTGTCTTTAATGCCTGCTAGAACAAGCCTGCCCTGATAGACGGCTCCTAGTGTGCATGAGGGAAAAGAAACTCTCTCAAACGACACAGGACCCAAAGAACCTAACTGTGTGTCTGGTATAGCATCAATCATTCTGTCAATCCGATTATCATTCAAATCAGTCAAGTAGAATATTTCTTCACCAAAACCACCACGTTCATCACCCATGTTTTTAGTACGGTAGATTCTACGTTTCACAGTTCCAGGTGGACCTGATGGTATGTTTCTAAGTTCCAGTCCATAAGTAGCTGTAATGACTTTCTTATGTGTATCTGGAGCCGCAACATCATCTTCTTGTTCTAAACCACCACCAACCCAAGATACTCTATTTGATCTACCAGATAGGGAAGTTTCACTACCAGTATCAGAAATAAAACTAACTACATACTCATAAGTATTAGTGACTTGTTCAGCATAGAAAGTATCTGCTGTTCCATCAAAGAAGTTAATAGCCCGCGCACCTAATCCCATTCCATAACCAGAAGCTACAGGGAACTGATAGAGAATACCACCACTAGTACGCATACCATATCTAGGGAATTTACCAATGGATTCAATCTGGTAGCTATTGATTGCAGATTCAGGTGCAGTTACGTTCACTGTGTTTGGCTTAGCAAAGACTACTGGCCGCACATACTTATCTCCAAAGTAAACAAGTGGAGTATCATAGCCATTGATTATAAACAAACAACTACCAAAGTTTATGTAGTGAGTAGTGACTTCATTAGCTGATTGCTTATGTCTACCAGTTTTAAGTGCATGTGTAGTCTGACCTATACGTACATATAAAGTCAGTGTGCCATCAGATTCTAAAGCTTCATAGAGAATATATTCTTTGGTGCTGTTTCTAATTGTCCAACTAAATATTGAATAGATATCTTTGGTAGGGAAATACTGTTCAGTATCACAACCATCATAAGGTACTAATACTCTATCGTTAGACCAGCATTTTAATAAGCTATCCCATCTTAGATTCTCAATAGCTTCGGCACCTGATTCAGTACCAAAGACTCCAGTGTTAATTCCAGATAGCTTAGTATCTATGTAAGATTGTGTTCTCATGTTCTAACTCCAAGTTTGTGTATACCCAATAACATATGATCATCCGAGCCAATTGACTTTGAATAGCATCTGAGCACTATGACCAATACTCATAGAGCCACCCTTAACTAGCTTAACATTTCTTTGATCACCATAGCGAGACAACATACCTTTCAGTAAATCATCAGACATACGAGTATAGTATGCAGCCTCAGTGAGTTTACCATGCTTCAATGAAATAGTCTCTAATGCTTTAAAGACAAGTAGGTTATGGTACTCAGCAGGTAGTTGAGGGCTATCATAGTCATCAGCAAGTGGCATACATTTGTATAGGTATCTAATAGTGGCTACAGAGGAATGTTCTAGGATTCTACCAGTAGTAGCATTGGTAGAGAAGTCTGCTTGGCCTAGTCTTGGGAAGAACAGGATATTCTTTCTATCAATATTTCCATTGTAGTTTAGTTGAATTGAATTAGATCCACCTCTATAACCATCACGAGGACTAGCTCCAGTTGAAGTCAAGCTTATATAGCTATCAGCACTTAGGGATTTAGATGTACTACCATATCTCCAGATAGTTCCTTTGGATGGTTCAAGCCATTGGTTTACAGTGCCAGTGTAGTTATCAAATAAGTATACCCATTTAACAACAGAGTTGGCGGACCTCTTTACTCCCAACAATAACCTACGTGCCTGTCCAACTGGTAAAGCTTTAGTATCAGTCCAGTTCAAACTAATAACATTGCTGGCAGTTATAGAAACAGTTTGTGCATCTAGTATACCACTAGTAGCTCCAGTGACTAAATCATAGCGTTCCCACGCGAAGTAGTATGTGCCAACTGGATACGGTGTACCAAGACCAGTAGTCTGTGTAACTGTAAGTGGATCTACAGTATCGTACATATAAGAATAGCTTTTGTTTATGTAGTGAGATGGTTTAGTGCTAGATAGTTGCCAGTTTATATTATGGTCACTAGCAGATCTCTCAGCTAATCCAATAGCTTGTCCAGCACGTAAAGCACCAACATCTCTATTGTTTCTCCAAGACACATCCATTATCTCATTCACATCACTAGGCAATTTGTATTCTTTGAATTTAATAGACCAGCTAGTTATAGATACTTCCCCCCCAGTGTCATGATCACCATAGTATGGATAGTCAACATAGAATGTTATCTCGTAGTCAGAGCCAGTGTCATTTATGTAGATGTCAACAATAGTATAGTCGCGGCCCTCTACCTCTAATGAAGCACCTATAAGATTCTCTATCTCAGCAGGAGATACTTGGATATAGAAAACAGGATTAGCTCCAGTGATTGCAAGTGTAAAAGAACATTGAGTCACAGAAGTCTTCAATGGATAAGTAGTAGTATTAGTTTGTCCTGTGAATAGTTGTAAGGCTTGTGTACCTGATAGGTCTGGATAAACCATTAGGTCTATAGTTTTAGTATTGAATGTCCATGGGCGTTCATACCATAGTTTTGTGTAAGCATCATTCAGTATGTTAGTTAGATACTGATCCCAACCAGGGGTATTGGTAGGCGCATAATCAGCTTGACTTGATATTCTAGATTTAAGTTCAGAAAGTTGCATTGATTCTCCAAGTAAAAAAGGACCAGAGCACTAAGCTCCAGCCCTTGAATCATCTCATTTCTATAAGGTTTTAGAAAGCTCTATTCAGTATCTACGGTAAACGAAAACAGGAACCGCAGCATCAGAATCAGCACCGTCAGTAAGAGCAAGTCCACATGGTCCGAAAACCATTGCTGCTGTTAGAGCTACAGCTACACCAGGAGTAGCGTTATTTTGTACAAGTTCTTGTCCTTCTGTAACTAAATCAGCAATTTTGGCAGAACAATATCCTTCAATACAAACTTTAACCCAAGCACCAGCAGTAGCTTCATCAGATGAAACTGCTTCTAACGCGACACCAATAGCAGGTCCACCAGTAGCACCACCAGTAGCAACTTTAACAGTCCAAGACTGTGCTCCTAATGAAGCAGTCAAATCAAGTGCTACCCAATCACCAACAGCGATTGCACCACTAGCTTTAAAAATTTCTGTTACACTTCTGGTAGGCAGCGTACTTGTAATAGCAACTGTACCAGACTCACTTTGATAAGAAACACCATTTTTTAACATTGTAAATCTCCTTTAGATTTTAGAATCAGGTTTCGCCGTTTGTAATAAGGGCTTGGCTACCAAGGTGAGAAGCACCAAGAGCACCGTGGAATATGATTTTACCGATACGACCATGGTAGTTATAAGGAGTAGTGAAACCAGTGAATTCAAAGTTTCCACCTTTAACTAAGGTTAAGCCGACACCATCGAGGTTTAATGCCATTACAGAGTTTTTGCCATCACCACTTGCACTGACATCCATTTCAGGATCAGCGAAGATAGCGCCAGTAGAGAACTCTATTCCACGTACACCACCAGGAGAGATATCAAATGACTTGGAGTCTACATAACGGACTTGATCACCCATTGCAGAGCGATAGATTTGATAAGCAGCAGGTGAAGCTAAGGTTAAGTGGAATACTCCACCATCACCATTAGAAGGAAGATACATGCTAGCAAGTGTTTCTGCTTTGAAGAAGTCATTGCGGCCAAGAGTAGTACCAGCCTGAATCCATTGGTTATTAAGACCAACTACTGAACCACGAGCGAGTCCACCAACATAACCTTGTGAACCAGCTACTGCTGGTACAAGAAGACCACGACCAGTTGCAAGTACTGCTGACTGACCATAAGTAGAACCAGCATTACCGTTTAAGGAGTTTAGGGTATTGAAACCAGAAACTGAACCACGAACGATCTGACGGTTGACAGCTCTCATGAGTTCACCCATAGCATCACGATAAACAGTATCTGCATAGCTTAGAATTGCTTCTTTGCCAGAGTTTTCAGATTCCCATTTACCAGCGATCATGACAGGAATAGCAACCATATCCCACTGGAACTGAGCTTGGTCAGTTACAGACTGAGCAGTAAGATCAATTTCATCCCAGCCATTGATGAGTGAAGTAATCGTGGCGCCATCTTGCTTAGCAACAGGAACCATGAGTGAGTTTCCACCAACACCGGTTTTGATTTTCTTTAGTTTCTGTGATACGGAAAGGAAAGGAGTGACTTGATAAAGACCATCAACAACTTCAGGATGAATGTGTTGAATAGTTGTAGAGAGTACATCATTTGTGATGCTTGAAGTAGAAAAAGACATTTAGTTATCTCCGATTAAATTTGTTTAGTTTTAGTTATAAAGTCCCGGAATTTAATAGAAACAACTTTCAGAGTATTCAGTCTTTCATTAAAGGGGACAGCTTCAAAGTTTTACTGAGGTCCAACGGTTGTTGATTTGTGCTCAGTATAAACACAGTACGTATATTGTTGTCAAGTAAAAAAAAGAATTATTTCTGTTGAGAACTCATCCACTCATAGGCTTCTACTGCATTTGCAAACTTAGGTCTTACTGCTCTTCCAGGTGAAGAACCAGTTGAAACCTTCATACCAGCATCATGCGCAGCTTTCTTATAAGCTGCAAGTTCGGCAGCTAACGCCGCCTGTTCAGTGCTAGCAGCTCTACCTTTGGCTAAGTAGTATGCATCTTCCATTTTAAGATCAGGGTTATTAGTCATTAGTTCTATGACTACTGGTCTATGTGTAGAGAAGTCACCAGTGTTTGAAATGAATGTATCAATTTCTTTCTTTCTATTCTCTTGGTTAATCTGTTGTACCCTTGGGGCAAGTATAGATTCTACTAATGAAGCAGCCTTAGCTTCAATGTATTTTTGTAAATGGTCTGGATTGTAAAGGTCTAAGTCCTCTGGTACATCACCCATTTGATTTCGTAGTTGGTTAACTACATCATTGCTTAGGAGTGACTGTTCTCTTTGTTCTAGTTCACGGGCTCTAGCTGCTAACTCAGCAGTCTTAGTTGTGTAGTCTGTTCTAAGGTTCTGAACTAATGCTCTACCATCAGGGTCTAGTTTATCAATAACAGATTTATAGTCTTGGCTTGGTGCAGTAGTAGGTTCTGCTGTACCGAATGCTTCATCAATTAGGGATGTAAGGGATGGTTGTGCGTTTGACTCGTCGTTCATAAGTGCTCCTTATTGCATCAATTGTAAATCTGGATTAGCTCCAGGTGCTGTCTGTACTGGCTCTGATTGTATACCAGGTACAGTTTGTTCACTAGCTTCTTCTTCTACTGGTTGTTTTAGAAACTGTTTAAATCCTTTGTCTGATAATAGCTGTGAGATACTCATTATAATAGGCATGAGTGTTCTGTCATCAGAAGCTGTAGCTACATCAAATGGAGATACTTCTCCACCAGCAGCAGTATACTTCTCAGCCATGTGACGGATAATGACTAATGCTTTAAATAGATCAGTAGGTAGCGGACCATTCTTAATATCACCTGTAACCAAAGCGCACTCGTATGGAGCACCCAATAGTTTGTAAACATCATTAGCTAATCTACAAAGGGTATTAACTTTCTGTGCTGAGAATGTACCAACAGGTGCATACTTATCAAACTTCTGATCTCTAACAGAATCCATTTCACTGTGTACCTTGGATAACTCTTCTAACTCTTGCATGTGAATCTCCTATTCAGTTGCTATTGGTTTGCTACCAGCTTGCATATAATCTGTGGTATGTCCATTCTTTAGTGCTTCGAATGGTATTAGTTCTTCCCAAACTCTTTCTGCTTTTTCAGCATAAGTTCTTTCATCTTCTTGGTTTTGTGATGATATACTAAAGTCAAACTTTTCACAAGCAGCTTCCCACATTTCTGATTTCTTTGAGTCAGCCAATTGGTTTTTAATATCTGCTTCTATCTTATCATCAACCCAATGCTTATCTATACAATCTGTAGGTGTTAATCCTCTAGCTTTACAAATAGCATCTCTCTCTGCATAAGAAGAATAGACTGCTCCCAAGTGTGGGTCGAAGACCCCATGTAGTCCACCTAAAGCCAATGCTGGTTTAGCTATTAGCTCTATACCCTTTCTAACTGCTCTGCGTCCACTACTGGATATTAGTTCTTTTGGTACAGCATTCCATTTATAAAGCTCTTCTATCTCTTCTCCTGTGGGCTTTCCTTCATCATCTAACAAGACAAAACTGTAGAGTGGCATTGTGTCCTCCTTGGCTTACAGAGTTTCTAATAGCTAATGCTTCGGCGCCACCACCTATATCCAAACCAGTAGGTTGACTTGGTTCACTAGTAGGTACTTGTGGCAATCCAACTGCTTGCTGTGGTACAGGAGCTTGTATACCATCTAGGAAATTAGGTGGCAAGTTGTATAGGGAAACTATTTTCTCTAGAAGAACATTGTTTGGCACAGACATTTGTTGTAGCAATGGTAGTACCTGCATGAAGTTCTGTCTATCAATAACAGAGCTAACAGGTGTGGAGTTCTGGTCAGCACTAGCAAACTTGAACTTGGCTGTGAAGTCTGTAGCTTGGAGTACGTGAGTCTTACCAGCAATAGTGACTACTTCTTTATCTACATCACCAGTCATAAGTAGATGAGCTATCAATGAACAGAATGATTCGGCGCATACTTCTATAGCACGATCTCTCATACGAGCTAACTTTCCAATCTCACTAGCACTGTACTGGGTTAATGCAGCAATCTCTGTAGCAGATACGTTAGTAGCTATACCTCTAGTGAATGGTGCTAGTACAGAACCAGCATTCAAATCCTGGTCTAGTTTGTTTTCATAGACAGAGAAGTCTGTGGACATTGTCTGACCTACTAATGGAGAGATTAGTGTGCGCGCATCTACATCAGCAGGACATTGTAATTCAATAACTGAACCATCTCTGTTCTCTGCAAGAATAGCTTTAGACTCTTCATCGAATGCACCTTTGCGTGTAACCCAGATACGAGCATCCTTACGAATACTGTTAGCCCACTGTGAGCGCAGGTTAATCTTTTCATAAAGCATTGGGTAGATACGTTGTAAGAGACTAGCACCTTGTAGTGGGATACTAGGTGAGTATCCAAAGTACAATGGAACCAATGGACATAGAGGATTGCCATTAGATTTACGGAATGGAATTGGATTTACTCTATCAAGTATCTTGTCAGTTCTCTTAGCATTGGGTGACCAGAAGATTAGTTCATCGTTTATAAAATCATAGATCTCATAGATCTCTACATAGCTAAGCATACCAGAATTACTAGCTGCTGCTGGTTTAACTACATTTGGTTCATCAAGGAAGTTTTTCTTTATAGTAGCATCAAAGATTCTACCAGGGAATTTAGCTTTAGCATCTTTAGTAGATAACCAATAGTGATGGCCCAAGTATCTACAGTCCTCTATAGTCTCTGCATCAAAGTCTATAATAACATCCCATGGATAAATAGCTTTCATATCTACTTGTTCAATAACAGAGTTGGCCTCACGCAATCCAAGTTTAATGAATGCGAATGGATAGATAATAGCGTATCTCATGAGACGCTCTAGTGCTTCTGACTTGTCGTATAGGAAAGAGTTACAGACAGCCTCTACAACCTCTTTATCACCATCAGCAGTAGGTCCCTGACCAACTATAACAGCAGGTGCTTTAGAGAATAGAGAAGCCATGTAGCCCTCAACAAAGCTATAACCAGCAGGTGGTTCTATAATGATCTGTTCACTTGAACCCCATGAGATGGTTGTACTATCAAATAATTCCTGTGTGTAGGCTTTGGTTAGATTGCTGAACTTGGTTCTTTTACTTTGGTAGTAGGTATTTGATACCTCAATGATCTCTTGTATATCGGAAGTTTCTAGTTTACTCATATGAACTCCTATCTGAATCTGTTAGCTATAGTTGTACTTACGGATGGTTGTGCGCGGTATTGTTGCTGCATCATACGTTGTTGTGGTGAAATTGGCAAGTTAATATATTGTAACCCTTCTAGTCCTAGAGCTAATGAAATAACATTGTCATCATGTAAACCATCTGGATGCTTAGGTGCAAGTCCTTTTTCTGAACGTTGTAGTGAACGTAGCTCAGACATTGTTATCTGGTCTACACATGTGAGTAGGCTACTGTTTACTTGTGAGCGTAGGTTATCAAATAGAAGGATCTTAGACTTGGTAGTGGTAGTGAATTCTCTATAGTCTGTGTAGTTGTTAAAGTTTAATACTTCTTTAAATGCGTGGCCGTGATTGTTCAATTCAAAATGAATCAGAGCATTGTTATACTTCCTAGCCAAGTCAATAACTTGTTTAGCAAAAGCATTGATACTTAGAGTATTGCTACTAATCTTGTCTACTATACTGTAGTTCGCTTTGGATATTACTGTGGCTACTGAGAAGTCATTGCCAGTGCCACCAGCAGGATCTACTCCTATAACATAAGCATCTGATTTCTCTACAAGCTTATAAGGATCTGATGTACGTAGGTTAGCCAAGTCATCTTCTGTGAAATAGCATTTGTCATCCAAGGTCCATCCCTCTTCTATTGTAAGTGGGAAGTCTTTTCGGAATAGGTGTGCGCTCGAATACTCAGATAGTTTCTTTCGGCGCCAACATATCTGTTCTATATCTAAACGATGAGTAGTCATTAGAGACTGTTCTTCATCTGTTGGTACAAAGTCATCATCTGGTTTAACTCTGTAGTCTGGGAATGCACTCCATGGAAAGAATACAATGTGCCAACCAGCATCGTACTCATTAGCTTGTACTAGTTTATGTAGTGGATCTCCGTAGTATAGAGGAGTGGATTCAATAATGATGCGCCCATCATTTGTAGAAGCTAGAGTAGAACCAAGATACACTTCAGCATTGTTATAGAAACTAAACTCAGACAAGTGTGCTGTGTTAATAGTATAGCCTCTATCCTGTGAGTCTGCTTTGGCAGTCATAGCTAACAGTCTAGAATCAGTAGGAGAGAACTGTATAGTAGACACATTCTCTTTAGATATCTTTCTTTGTAAGGACTTGGGTAGATGTTTATAGAACCGTTTATCCATAAGCAATAGATTCTCTGCTGACTTAGCTTTGTTGGAAGCTACTATGGAAGTACATGTGCGTCTATCTGTATAGCACTCCCAAAAGCAAAAAGCTCTAACGACTGTAGAGATACCAAGCTGACGTGCTTTAACTATCGCTACCTTCTTATGAGTCTGTAGTATTTTAATTAGTTGTATCTGCTCAGGTGTAATGATATCCCCGAACTTAACTAGCTTTTTATTCTTATCTATGATGCGTAGGTTCCTAATGAAACTTTCAGCATCAGAGAAGATCTCGTCTATTGCTCTCATGTTCATTCATCGTCTTTGGCAGAGAACCATTCTTCCAGATCACTATCTTTATCCGATAAACCTGAACCTCTAGCCTGGAGTATGTCTTTATAGAGAACCATGAAGGATACTAAATCAGAAGGTTTAATTCCCTTCCAACCACCCTGTACTACAGCTTCATGAGCTTCACGTAGAAACTCCCTAGCTATAACAACAATATCATCATCATCGAATGCTTTACTGAGACTCATGTTTAACTCCGTTGTCTTTCAATAAAATCTAATAGGTTTGTCTTAGCTTGGCTACGTAGTTTGCTCATAGTAGGTACTGATTCCCAAACAGCTATATAAAATACTAGTCTTGCATGGTTACGTGCTCTATGGAATTTCTTTCTAACCAAGTGTATAAAGTGTCTATCTACTATGTGCTTAGGTTCTTTGGGAGGAAGTAGTGCGCGCTTATTGTGGTAGTATTCCTTTTGTTTCTTACGTTGATAAGCGGCCCGTGCTCTCTTTCTTTTACTAGGTGGAAGCTTTGGCTTCTTCTCTAGTGGAGGAAGTATCTTAGGCTTTCTCATAGCCTAACCTCATTTAGAGATTGAATGCGCTAGTGTATAGTCACAGAGGAAACCACTAATTGTAGTGTTGACATCTGTATAGAACTGGAAGTAAAGACTACCTATATCTGCTGAGATCATAGCTAGTATGTCTGCTGGGTACTGATCCGTAACAAACAATGTCTTAGGTTCGAATGTAACTGTGTATGCACCTACTGCTTTGAGCGTAACAGTACCAGTCCATACTGCTAGGATAGCTTCTCCTGCTACATCCAAAGAGACTTGGCATTTGCAACTGGTTAGGTTTGTAGCTGAAGTTATAAGGCTAAGTCTTTCAACTCTAAGAGCTGCTCCTTTGCCAACCCCATAAGGAGTAACTGCGAAGTGTCCATTATCTGGACCCCATGTAGATGCTGTGATTGCTATGGGTGATGCGAAATCTTGAATGATTGTGTTACGTGCGATATCTTGTGTTCTAACGGTAGACATATAAATCTCCTATGATTTGAATAGTTTATTAAATTGTGAAATGCTATGGGACAGAAGGTCTTTTGTTTTAGCATCATATGTAGGTTTGGTTAAATACTCTAGACCAACAATATAAATGCAACCATCTTCTTTGTGTGCAAGGTACAGATCTATAGTATCTATACCATGAGACTTTAGATTATTGTAGAGTACACTCTCTTGGTTCAGTTGATCAATAGTTATAGACACATGGTTTTTCTGTGCTACTTGGAAGATATGGTAAAGTAGTTCTTCATCTATAATACGTTTATCCCATTGGTCTTTATTGGGAACACATGGCGGCGACACTACCTCATACACGGTAGACATATAAAGAGTAACTCCTGGTCTTGGTATAGAACCACCATTGCTAATACGAAACACACTGATTCTATTAGCTACTGTCTCGTGTAACAGAGAGTTTAGTATACTGTAGATCTTGTTTATATTAGCTATAGCAGAGTCTATCTTCGTACCAGACTTATTCATGTACCACCATTTAAAGAGTTCTATGAGGCCAGTTAGACCACCTGATGTACCCATTATAATAGCTATTGATTCCCATCCAGTCATTTGTTTCTCTCCTCTAGTAGATTCATTTTATCTCTTCTCTGTTCTGTTTGTACTTCTTGAACAGTTCGAGCAGAGTCTACTTTAACAATACCAAAGAACTCTAGTGTATCTAGTATTGGATTATGTGCAACACTATCTCCAAGTACTGTACCCTCTGGTGTATTTAGTTGTTGTAGTGTGGCCCAATCTCTAAGGGTTCTATCAAAACCAACTACTTTAATAGCTGAAGTCATGTAGCCCCAAGCTACTTTAGATTCTTTTGGTAGTGAGTATACATAGCCATCAAATGTAGTCTCTCCTTCTTTCATAGATGGTTTCTTTTGTACTTTCATATAGATATCGAATGTTTCCCATTGACCAGACATCTTTAACCAAGCTACTAGTCTTGGATCTAGATAAGCACTGTCCTCTTGGGTCCAATCTAGTTCTAGACCAGTTTTACTTCTAACTCCAATAGCAAGTGTATCTAGTAGGATATCAGCAGAGTAGTCATCTTTAAGTTTTCTATAGAGTGCGCGCTTAGTTAGTTCATCACCATAGTCTGCATCCAATACATAGAACAAAGACATTGTGTCTAGTAGTGTACTAGTAGATTCTAGTAGTGGCATTGAAGGACTATACATAGCTAGTCTTTCTTTATCCACACCATCAATCAAACCAAGGAAGGCACTTGATTCTCTGTACTTGGTTACATCTGGGTTATCTTCTGAACCAAACATTTTGCTAACAGTAAGTTTCTGTGTCTTCATCATACGAGCTACTCTAGATGGATTGTCTATGAAAGCTGCAACTGTTTGTACTAGGTTCTGTCTATTGAATCTATAGAACCAAACTATCTTGGCTACCCAGTTCTGTTCAAATTCAGTTAGTTCACTGTAATCGTATAGAGCTTTACGTGCTACCTCTACTGCTTGTTCAACTGTAGATCCTTCCTCTAGTGCTCTGACTAATGCTCTAGTTCTATAGGCTAGATCAGTTTCTTGGGCAACCTTGTTCCAATAGCTAAGACCATTAAGACCAATAGCTTTCTCAGCTTGTAATAGTTCATGTTTAGCAAATGCAAACTGACTGCTATCGAAGTTCTGTCTAGCATAGTCCAACATCTTCTTTAACATATCAGTAGAGAACTCAGCTTCTCTAGATGCAGATGCTATATCGTATTTCACTTTAATAGCTTCGATATCTTGTGGAGTGAATGTTCTACCAGATGGAGTATTGATAACTGCTTGGTTGTGCCATAGTCCAGACATATAATGAACTACAGGAAGTTCATCTGCTGTAGCCTTAGCAGCAATAGCCATATCTGGTACAGCTTTAGTAGCAGCATTGAGTGTGTCTACTACAGTGCCAACTACAGGTACACCAGTGTATTTAGTCTTACGAGCATTGAGTGTTACACTCATGATCAATGGTGCTGTTAAGTAGTTAGTCATCATGTAGACAGGATTAGGAAGAAAGGTTCCGCCGAGTAAACTGTTCTTGATATAGTTGGGTGTGGTCTGGAATACAAAACGATATAGCCAGTTAGAAATGTTCTCTGCCATAACACCACCAGTCTCAGTCTTGTTTAGGTCAGCTAGAGCCTTCTGTAGTGGTTGTAAGCCATCCTGCGCTCTTGCTAGTAGTCCAGTGAACTCTTCCTGTGTGAGAGGTCTGAGGGCTGATTGTGCCTCAAATGGAGCCATAAGTTTTGAAGCTTTATCTAGAACCTTGGAGTCTCTGAAGGTCTTAACCAGTGCAGGAGAAACAAAGCTAGCTTGTTCTAGTACGTCATAGGCTCCAGTTGTAGGAGTAGTTTGTTGTCTAATCAAGGAACTAATGTAAGCTCTTTGGTCTGTGATAGTTAGCTGTCTCTTTGTAGAACCAACAGTTCTGTAGACCAAAATATTTCCAATAGTATTTGTTCTATAAACAGGATCAGGGTGAATATCTAGTAGGTTCATAATGTCTTCATACTCATTGTAATGAGCTGCGACCTTACTATCTTGAACAGCAGAATCCGCTACCTTTAGTCTACGTAGTTCAGTAGCTAGAGTCTCATGCTCAGCACTAAGTCTACGTAGTTCTGCTACCATTATTGGAAAGTCAGGATGATTAGGATCCCTACGGAAAGCTTTTGGATTAGTAGGATGCATAATACTTGGGATTTTTTCTTTGGCTTGAAACTTCTCTACCGCGATAGCAGTCATACGATCAGATATTCTTTTGATATCTGGATTAGGAGTAGTACCATTAGCACTAGATACTCTCTCATCCCACTCTTTTAGTTTGCTAGTAGCATAGGTTTCCCACTCATGACGACCAGTATGTTCTGGGATAGAACTACTAGTATAGCTATTGGTTAGCGAGTTTATATAGCTAGCTTTCACATAGTCACTAGTCTCTGTTGGATCTAGTGTAATCCCATACCTAGCTGCTCTAGCTTCTAGAATAGCTATGCCTTGGTTGATAATGTCTTTGGATGCTGGGCCGAAGCTATCGAATTCAGTCATCAATTGAGTATTAATATCGGCGGCAATCTCTTCTTGTTTACGAGCTACGTATGTAACCATCAATGGTACAGAGTATACATCGCTAGAGAACTTAGGTTTTAACATAGCTAGTTCAACAGGTACTTCAGTAAATGAACTTAGTTCCCTAGTAGATAGTATCTTAGAGATAGCCATGAGAGATTCAACTCTCTCTGTATCTGTAGTAGCTAGCTTGTAGAGGTGGATTAGTTCTCCAAGTTTACCTTGTTCTCTAGAATAGATATCTTCTAGGAATTTAACTATCTGTGCTTTAGGGATAAGGTCTGCGCGTGTACCTGTACGTAAAGCCAATACCTCTGCTGTACTATCGAATGCACCATAGAGAGCGGCTATATAGTTTACAAAGAAGTCTTTGTAGCTATTGTCTATATCAGGAACAGATACTTGTTTAGTTGGTAGTAAACCTGGGAAAGATTTTCTAGCTTCATCAAAGCTTAGGTTAAGTCCTGGTAGTTTATTCTTAGCTAGTACTGCTTCTGAGATAGCACCATGTTGATAGGCCCACTGATTAAACTTAGAGATAGTAGCAAATACTTCTGCATTGTGTGCCAAGTCCCCTGCTGATAAATCCCCATAAGTTAGAGGAGATAGCATTCTAGTATTCATAGGTACTGTAGCTCTATCTGTAAGTGTAATACCAGCAACTGCTTTAGCTTCTAGGGAATTAGGTTGTATAACTTTCCCAGCATCCTTTATGTACCAAGGATCTCCATTGACTAGTGCTATACCAGACATAGGAATCCAATCACCTTTTGCTGAACCACCACCTGTACCAGTGCTAGTATAGAATACTCTTCTAGTACCATCCTCTAGGGATTGAATAACAAGTTGGCGGCCATCCTCATCTAGAACAATAGTAGTAGAGACAGACTCATTTACCATTAGTTTGGCATATGCTTGTCTGTATAGTTCTTGTGTAGATGTAGTTGGGCTAGATGCTTTTAGTTCATCCAAGATAACTTTGAGTTCTGCTTCGAATACTTGTGGGATAGCGTCAAGTCTTTGTACTAAAGTCTTCTGTGCATACTGTGTTACAGGACTACTAACATCACTACCAATAGCCCAGAGTTTAAAAGCTTGTAGGTATTCATAGAATCTACCGAAGCCTTCACCTCTAAGTATCTGTGGTGTAATAGCATTAGATAGTCTAACTTTAGATAGTGCAGTAGTCCATGACTTAGCTTCAGCTTCAGTGAGAAATCCACCACCTGCCACATAGGGTGATGCTAGTGTCTCTGTTGCAGTAGGACTAGAACTACCTAGTCTATTGAAGATAGATTCCATTTCACGAAGAGACTGTGCTCCAGGTGTATGGTAAGCTATATAGCTTGTTAGGTTAGATAGTGTTTGGTCTAGTGCTTCTTGGGATAGGATTGGGCGGCCAACACCATTCTCTTTAGCTACACGTAGAGCTTTAGGTATACGGTTGTATAGTTCTAGTTCTCTATCTGTAAGTACATAGTCATTAGCTATTCTTTTCTTGTTGAGTAGTTCTATAACTGGTGACTCACTAATAATCTTCAATACTCTAGAAGCTTGGCTAGTAGGTACTGCTACTGTACTTGTAATGAAGGTAAGGTTTGGCGCCGTAATACCAGCTCTAACTATATTCTCTTTAACAGTATCATTCACTAATCTTTGAGATATAGTTTTAACTACTGCATTACGAGAGGTATCAGTATCCAATATAATCTTAGCTAGGTTATCATCTCCTTCTAGGAATTGCTTAGCTTCCTGTACTGTTTTGAATACAGTTCTAATAGCTTTGCCTTCGGAGTCAACATAGCCACGCGCAGTATCTATATATGCTAGTGCTTTACGGAATGCTTCATACTCATTAGTAGGTAGTAGTTTCTTGGCATAGTCTAATAGGTCTGCTGTTTCTACGAGTGGTGCTTCTGTAATAGTTTTCTTTAGTTTGGCTAATGTGTCAGCTACTGTTTTATATTCAGGTAGTTCATCTGCTCTAGCTATGACATAGCTTCTCATATCTTCTGGTAGGTAGCCTTCTCTACGTGCAACTGCTTGTACTTCATCAAGTAGGGATTGTGGTGCGCCCAATGATTTCAAATGAACTAATTCACCAGTGATACCAAGAGGTGTATCTAATGCTCCTACTTTTCTGAGTCCTGCTTTAGCTGCTTTGGCTCCTGCTCCAAGTACATCAGTAGCACCCATGTCAAGAGGTAGTAGAAGACTAGCCCCAATACCAGTCCACCAAGCTGCGGTATGTTGCCAATCACCTTCTTTATATCCTCCTGCTTCTGCTAGATCTGTACCTAATGTTTCTAATCCCTGACCCTCTCTTACTCTCTTAGCTAGACCAGACTCTGTAGCATTATCATCTGACTTGAATGCTGCGGCCACACCTTCCGATACAACTGCTTCTGGTAGTACTAAACCACGTACAGTAGCTAACGTAGAAGACTCATAGACATCACCCTCTGGATTCTTAGTAGTGATATAGGGCATGAGATCTTCTGCTACTTTGTTTCTTCTGCCGAACTCTTTGTCATAATCATCACGAATTTTACGTAGAGATTCCTGTTTGTAATCCTCAGTATCTGGATCATTAGCTGGTATTGCATTAGCTACTTGTACATCAGTAGATAGCCAACTACCTGCTGGAGCATCTGGATTATGGATAGCATAGTCTTCTGTAGAGGTACGTACTTTATCTAGGAACTCTTCTTTGGATAGATTAGTTACACCAGGGTGAGTGTCATACCATTGGGCAAACATAAGAGCAGATGTAGAACGACGACGTTCTTTATCTTTATCTATAGCAGCTTTGGTTTGTGCATCTACAAGCATCTGTGGTTTAAGAGCTTCAGCTACTTCAGGGTAACCAGCAAATTTAATCAGTGGTCCTAGTATTTTTTCTGTTAGTGACCAGCTTGGTTCTTCTGTAGGTGATCTACCTTTGTCTACTGAATCTTGTAGGTTTACAGATTCGGTTTTGGTTTCAGAGGTGATGGGCCGACCTGTTGCTAATTGAATAGCATTCTGATCTTCCTGTGACTTCTCTTTAGCATCTCTGTAGTCATTAGATGTAGGCCATGGAGGATTCTGTACACCTGATACTTTATTAGGTGTAGCTACTGTTGGTGCTGGTTCTACTACTGGTTCTACTTCTTTTGGTTCAACTGGTTTGGCTAATGAATCTACATATACTTTTGTGAATGTCTTTATCTTTGACTTAACTTTATCATCACCACCAGCTATTTCTCTGATCTTTGGATATGCTTTTATCCATTCACCATAGTTGCTGTAGCCTAAATCTCTAAGCTCTTCTTCTGTTGGATAGTAGTCCATTTAAATAACTCCATACTATAGTTTGTACATGCTCTTTTCACGAGGGAAGAATTGATAAGGAATAAACCTAGTGTTTACCTGCCAAACATTATCCCTCTAGTAGACGCAGATCTCTATTACGTTTTGCATTGTAGGCTGAGTTTATACCATCATCTGCTGTTGTAGCCAAGTATGCTATAGCTTGTTTATATTTGGTAGGGTTGCTTATAGGATTTATTATCTTTGTTACAAGGGGTTGGATCTTGTCTGGGGTCTGACCTCTTGTTTGTGTAGCTAGTTGTCTGAGTAGTTTCTTTTCACTAGGGCTGAAGTCTTTGAGTGTAGACTCTACTGCTTCTACTAGTTTGGTTTCGTTAGAAGTATTGTCTGCTGCTGTAGTGAGTGCATCACCTGCTGTAGATTTGATTGCTGTGTATTGTTTATTTATTTGTTGTTTAGAATCATCTAGGAATTGTAAGTCTGGATTTGTTTTTGGAAGAGGAGTTGCGGCGCCACTATTCGTTCCAATTCTTGATGCTTCTCTCTGTTGTCTCTGTGCTTCTAATTCTAATCTACGTGCTTCCCTATCAGCTTGATGCTGTAGTTTCTTTTCTGGAATAGCTTTGGGCATTTGTGGTTTTGCACCATAGCCACCAGCAGGAAGTTCAACTGTAACAGGATTAACGAGATCATCAGGAGGTGGAGGAACTACATTGTTAAAGGAAGCATTGTTTGTATAGAATAGTTTACCAAGTTGTTCAACACCCATACTTGTAGCTGCATTAATAATAGATGGATCTTTCTTAGCCATAGCTTCAAGAGTTGTAGCTGTGTTTAATAGATCTCTTTGTAGTGAGCGATTGGAAGTATGAGCTGCTAGTGTTTTTGCTACGTCAACGATAGTAGCTTGTTCAACTGGTATTGCTTTGCCACCTGAGAAAATAAAAGCATCTTCTCCTTTAGTATGAGCAGAACCATCTTCATTGACTAAGAGTCCAGGGATATTTCTTAGAGCTTCAATTGCTTTGCTATCAGATAGAGGTGATACATTAGGTACAGATAGTTTACGGAATTCGGAATCAGAAATGCGCCCGCCTTCCATAAGTTTCTTGACAGTCAGTTTCTGTTTGTCATTCATAGGTAGATGATCTAGAACTTCTTGACGTTCCATATCAGTGAGTCCTTTAAAGCGATCACCCAAAGCCTGACTGGCTTCTATACCATTGCGTAAACGAGTATCCCCATAGAGTTGCTTGTAGATATTACGTGCTTCCTGAAAGGCTTGTAGATAGGTTTTAGAGGGATCACTATCAGCGGTCATAGAAGCTTTATGCTCATCGAATTTCTTCTGTGCATCCAAGTATCTTCTGTAATCTGCTGGCATCTGACCTTCATACAGTGCTCTTAGTTGAGTAGGACTGAACTGACTTGCTACTTTAATTTCTGTAGCAGCATCTGGAGACTGTAACCAATCTTCAAATGATAAGCCTGGAGTATAATCATCTGTCATCTGTCTACGTTCATAAGCTGCTTTGGCTATGTACTTGCCATACTCAGTTAGATTCGTAGGGCTTTCTGCTCCAGCCCAGATATTAGCATCTGATGTACCAGTGAGAAGTTTAGCTTTATCCATAGTAGATAGTATTAGATCTACATCTATACCTTTGAAGTCTGGTTTAGCTTTTATAAAACTAATGCGCGTCGCATGTGCTTCATTTACAAAGTCAGCAGATGATTTGCTAGGAGTAGGCAATTGGAGTTGACTTACAACAGAACTAACAGATCCAGCTAGAGAAGTAGATCCTTTATTCATTGAGTCCTGGGCAGCAAGTACTGATGGGATTTGTTCCTTAAAGCCTTCAACAACAGCAGCTCTTTCAGCATCAGTTTTAGCAGCAGCATATCTACGAGCACCTTGGTTTTCCCAAACTTGTTGTAGAGATTGTGCAGCTTTAGTAGCTTGCTGTTCTGGTGTAAGACCAGAGAGAATGATAAGGCCGCTCTGTGATTTCAATCCAACGAGATCACTACCAGCATCAGACTTAGAATTAGCTACTGCGCGTTCGTCATTGATCTTTAGTTCGTTAGCAGAGTCAAGAACTTTCAATTGAGCAACAGTAACTTCTGCTTGTGCTTTCATTCTAGCAATAGCAAGATCAGCTTTGCTTGCAGCCAAATCATTAATCATATCTGTATCTACTTTATATCTTTCCAATGAAGAACGATCTAGTTGTTCCTTCATTTTAGTTAGAGCAATCTGTTCTTTCTGTAAGAGCACAGCCATTTCAGCACGTTCTCTAGAAGATGGTAGTCTCTGGTCTAGTATAGATTTGAGAATAGCTTGGAAGCGATCTTCCATACGTTGATTAGCTTGGTCAGCTAAACCAAGGAAATACTGGGTATAATCAGTGGTATAATTCATCAGACGCCTCCTGCTGCACGGTCTAAGATTTCTTGTATTTGTTCATCAGTCATAAGATGTTGTAACTCTGGATACCTAGTTCTCCATTCACTAACAGATGATGGAACACTTGGAGCACTAGGTGTACCATTCACATTAGTATCACCAGTTATAGTCTTAGTAGCATCACGAGTATCAACTGCTTTAGCACCACCTGCTAGTCCTAGTGAAAGGAAACTACCAACTGATTTCTTTATTTGTTCATTACGTGCGCGCTGTTCTGCGTTCAAAGTATTGAGTTCATTAAGTTGATCCACTTCTGTTTTACGTTCAGTTTGTAGAATCTCTTTGTTGAGTTCTGATTGCTGAGTACGTAAAGCTTCACGAGCTGCTTGCTGTTGGATGGCAAGAGCTGTGGCTGATTGTGGTTCTGCTGTTCTAAGGATATCAGATTGTCTACTGAAGAATTCTTTTTGTGCTGACTGAATACCAGCCTGAGCTAGAGTCTGAATCTCTTGAAGTTGAGAGTCTGTCATACCAAGGTCACCAGATTCTTTTCTATCTGTGAGTTCTCCTATTCTTTTCTTACGAGCTTTATCGTACTTAGTTGGTACTGCTGTAATGATCATATCAAATAGGCCATTCAAGATACTGCCGGCTATCTCTGTATATTGAGATATGCCACCTCCAGAACCTGAACCACCACCGACTGCTGTTGTTGCTGCTGCGACGATTGGAGCTACCAAGCTATCCTCCTATAAATGGAGATGCCCAACTCTATACTGAGTTGGGCTCTATGTCAAGTTGTTCTCAGGTCAAGTATGAAAACTTGTGGTCTACGAGATGTTTGTATTTGGTCTTTGGTGCTGACTGTTCAGAAGGTTGTGTGCCATTGCCACTCATCCAAGCTCTGAGAGTTACCCAATTAATATCTAGGGCTGCGGCTGCGTTCTTAATTGAATCGAAGTATAGAACTTCGGTAGGTGTTTCTACTTTGATAGGACGAACATGTGCTTCGTAGAAGTTTTGTTTGTGCTCAGTAGTACGTTTGTGGTTAGACATTTTAGCTGATAGTGATTGTCTGTAAGTTAAATCTTTAGGAGCAGATGTTGATACCATAATGTTGAGCATAAGAGGATTGTCTTTGTTAGACTCTAAGTAGTAGTTCTCTCTATCAGTGAGGTAGTTATCTTCTATATATTCTAGTGTTTGGAATGAGAGGGCTTGTGGGCCGACTCTATTGTATAGAGACTGAAGGTTTTTATTGTGGTGAGTACCATCTCTGAGAGTAGTGAGGTGCTGTGACCATCTTCTTTTGAGGTAGGTTGTGCTTCCAATGTAGAACTCACCTGTTGAATTACATACGATACTATAGACACCTGAACGAATTGTTTTCATGTTTGACTCCATGATTGTTTTATTTTAAACCGTAATTATCTTTTGCCCAGCCACGACCAACCAATTGGAAGTTTGAGGGACTTAATACTTTAATCATCTGCTGATCGCAACATGTTGGAATTGGATCAGTTCTTTTTAGAAGATACTCTTCTACTCTCTTACATACTTTACAGGAAAAATCAACCAACATATCTGTACATCCTTTCTAGTTTATCAAGAGCTAAAGATGATAGCTCTATTCTATTTCTAATTGCTTCACTAACTAAGTATATCAGTGCGACTATACCTATAACTAAACCAATCATCTGTCCTCCTGATGAAAAGATTATAACACTAGCGTTTGTATCTAGTCAACTACTTATTGAAAATAAATATAAAAAAAGAAATACCCCTGTGTCGGAGTCAAAGAACACAGAGGTAAATCTGGTTGTACTTTATCAGAAGGATATTCTTTTATACAAGTGGGCGCTAACGCGCACGGGTTCAGCGGTAGTTTTTCCCTCTACCTCTGGAGTAAATATGAAGTTCTATGGTTTTGATAGAGAAGAGATTGAGAAGTATGGTGATGATGTAAGTCGTAGCTGGTTAGCTTATGAGGATTGGGTTATTAGCTCTAGGAGAGACTTTGAGAGCCTAGAGGATACAGAGTCCACGTTCTCTGGTAGAACGTTTGTAGAGCCTAATGAAGACAATCTAGACTTACCCTTCTGAGATTAGCTTGTAGGAGATAAAGCTGCGTAGAATTTAATAGCTATGTCAGCTATCTCAGAAGCTTTGTCTGTTCCATTAATTATTTTTCTAGCTCCAGTCCAGTCACATTTGGTTTCGTTGAAATAGTCACTGAGTTTCTTTCCTGTGAAAGTTCCATGTTCCATTCCATAGAATAGGATGTGCGCCGCAATATCTAATCTCATAGCTAAGTCAGGACTGTTAACTAAATCTACACCAGTGACTGTAGACATTCTCTCGTAGTTGGTTCTACCAGTGAGCTGTACAAATCCTCTGCCACAATACTTAACTCCATCACCTGGAACTGTGTTTCCAAGTCTAGCTGCTACAGTAGGACGTAATCCTCTAGGGTCATACCAGCCAAAGAAATAAGTATTAGAACCAATCTCTTTTATAGGAGAGATAGTGCGGGCAGTTTCCCAGTATGATGTTGAAAGTATATAACTCAGTTGTCGTTTGTCAGTAAGTCCACTAGCTTCCCAAGTATCTAGTATTGTAGTTAATCCATCTACCTGTCCCTGATTTAGTTTGTTGTTGAAGAGTGTGGCGCGGACACTATCAAAGAATAGTTTTCTGTCTATCATTGTGAATCCAATGCTGCTAGTTCAGCTTGTAGACGAGCTAGTACTCTACGTCTATAGCGAGTAGAGGGTAGTGTTTTTAGAGCAGCAATCCTACCAGCTATTCTAGCTTCAGCAGGTAAAGCATCTGGTATTTTATTAGCTAGAGTATCAGCAGTATCTATAACTGTTTCTATAGTGGATAGTACTTCTTGGGTTGTAGATATAATGTCTGTTAGTTTAGTAGTCATTGTAGTCCTGTATGGTTTAGCTTGTAGGGATATGTAGTTCTGTAAAGGGATAGTGGGCGAACAGTTCTTATAACTGTGAAGCCCTATAAGTGTAGTTCTGTTAAGCTGTAGTAGTTTTAGTTTACGTACTAGTGGACCGAACTTCAAGTGAGGGCCACATATAGGTTAACATGAACACTGTAGTTTTAGTAGTGGTCGCTTGGTTAGGGCACCAAGCTCTAGTGTACTGTATATCCAAACCAGTATACTTGTATATCTAGAAGATAATCTCTGAACTGGCGTCGTAAGACGCCTTCAGTATTAAGCTATTCAGTATATCAATCTCATCTTGTTCTCTATAGGGGTTGACACAGTCCGTTTTCCCTACATCTATATAAGACACATTAGGTAGTGCTGTTGCGACATCAGAACTAAAAATAATTGAAAATAATTTCATACCCCTATGTCGCATACTATTATGTCGTATAACGACTTGACATACAAATTTACTGTGTGTATACTACGTTCAGATTAGGCACTCTCACCCCGCCTATAAGGAAACCAAATGAACCAGACTTTAGAAAATACCATATTTAATCGTAGACCAGTCACCAAGAATGGTACCATCCCAGATGTGTCAGTAGCCCTAGCTTACTACTGGAGTTTATTCAGTAGACCCTATGGATACCAAGCTGATGGTTTCAAACTAGTAGACACCCAACCACGCAGACACAGTGCTTCTAAGGCCAAAGCTTTTATGGATACAATGGTGGTCTTTACTGAATACTCAGAGATGAGTTTGATTACACGTTGTCAGTTAGTATCAGCAGAGTTCTTAGTTGATTGCTATGATTCATTAGAGAAGGGAATTGCGGCCACCACCCATCCATACGCATATACACTAGAAGCCTTCTCTAACTGGTACAAGAACAAAGTTAACCCTCTAAGAAACAAAGCCTCACGTACTGTTGAGCTTAAAGAAAAACATACCAAACACCTTGCAGCCCCGGAGTTAGATGAAATGGAAGAACTTGAATTGATTGTCCTCGGAGAGATAGCTAATATCATTCGCACTGGTACTGACCAGGAACAATGGATTGCTAGACTATTCTCACCTATAAGAAGAGCTACTGTACAACAGACTGCTGAGCACCTTGGTGTTTCTGTACGTCAGGTTGAGAGACTACGTGCCAAGATGGTTGAGTCTATCAAAGCAACTATCCTTGAGGCAGTCAATGTTTGATCCTCAGTTTACCAACCAAGTCAGCATTGGAGACACCACTATCTATGATGCATCTATTCTCTACTATGGTGAAAGAGTATTTGGTTTCAAGTATTTTGTGTCCAAAGGTTCTGCTTCTGGGTCTGTTACATTCCCAAATAAATTTCATGTTTGTAAGAGAGAATGGTTCCTTATAGTCCAAGATATTAAAGCACTACATAGAGGTAGTTACGAACCAGCACTACCAAACAAAAGACCTGTTGTAGAAAAAATACCTGTAAAACTTCGTCCTCATCAGAGCTTCTGTGCTTGACGTATAGCGACATAGGTATTATAATGAGGCATAGAGAAGATAGAGGATTGGTTTCCTAATTCTATCTTGAACAGCAAGTTGTGAGAGGCTTGCTGTTTTACTCTCAGGGGACTTAGCTCAATAGGTAGAGCGCCTGCCTTGCACGCAGGAGGTAGAGGGATCGTAGCCCTCAGTTTCCATTACACATGAAGGAGTCACTAGATGAGTAATTTACAAGATGATAATGATACTATGATAGTATCTGGAGATCAAATCAGGAAAGTTAAATCTGTAGAAGTAGGAGTAGTAGAACTAGAATATTTCAATCCACGCGAACTTAAAGCAATAGAGCTAACTGAATCTTTAAACTATAAAGATTGGATTATAGCGCAAGTTGGAGCAAAACTTGATTCTGGTGTAGCCTCAGGGATGATTACGAGAGAGAACTTTTTCCACTATGCACTTGTATTTGAGACAGTATTTAGAAGCCATTATCCTGAAAAGGACCACTCATGAACTTAGAACCACTCTATGAAAATATAATAGTACAACGCATAGAGGCCCAAGAAAAATCTAAAGGTGGCCTTTATATTCCAACCCAAGCCCAAGAGAAATCACAACAAGCTAGAATCATAGCAGTCGGTAATGGTGTAGTTCAATTGGATGGTACACTTAGACCACTCTCTGTACAGCCAGGAGATATTGTCCTACTTGGTAAATACAGTGGTACAGAAGTAAAGCATGACGAACAAACTTATATTATCATTAAAGAAACTGATGTACTCGCAATCGTAAAAGGAGATAGCCAATCATGAATCCCGAAACAATTTTATCAGAACTTAACGCCGCACTCGTATCAACAACCACAACTTTCTTTTCACAACTACAGTTTGATTCTGGTTCACATCAGGAACAAACACCCTCTCAGCAAGTACAAGTACCAGTAATGCCAACTCCCTTTGCTGGTGAACTTAGTGTAGACTTTATGCGTAGATGGCCTAGAGGTATATGGCTTGTGCCTAAAGGTACTGTGATTCCAGATGGTCTTCGCTGGGATCCCTGGTTCGTACAGTCAGGTCCAGATGGATACACTCGTGGTGCATGGATTCCAGAAGAAGCCAGCTTTACACTTCCTGTGAACTGATGAACTTTATACTACCAGACAAGATAGCATTAGGGCGTGATACCAAACTAAATTCTATGATTGCTGATGGTTGGACTATGGATGAAACCAAATGTGAACTTAATCCCTATATCAGAGGCCCAGTCAGAACCTACTTTATAAAAGATTTCTTATCCTTAGGACATAGAAAATTTGCTATGTGGACAGCAGTTTCAGTAGATGAGATTATATTCTCATGTTAAACCTTGATGTACTTAAAGAATTCATTTTAGAGAAACGACGGCACCACTCTAACCTACCGATTGAGATACTTAAACTTCTAGAAGATAAATATGAACTACTAGCTAATCCAATAGAAACAGAAGACTCAACAATCTATATACTTAAACAAACTAAATAAACCAACTACACAAACTAAATAAGAGGGCTAATCAAATGATTGCCCTCTTTTGCTTTATAAGGAAATAACATGGAAGAATTAGAAGAACTTGAACTGAGAACTCGGTTATACAAACTACAGAATGAGATATGGTTTTATCGTATAGTGATA